GGTGCAACCTGCGCCAGGCGCAGCGCGAGGCGGCCGCGTCCCGGGGAGGGGGGTCGAAATCCTCCGCCGGCGAGGCCTCCGGAGACCGCCGTCCCTCCACAAATAGTGTGCGCGCAGGTTCTGAACTGTTTTCGCCACCGGGTGATCGCTGATGGCCAAGATGCCAGGCCCGCCCGCGAAGCCGACGAATCTCCGCGTGGTCGAGGGTGACCGCTCGCGGCGTCCAGCCAATGTGCAGGAGCCACAGCTGACCGCCAGCGAGCCGCCGTTCCCGTACTTCCTCGAGGAACTCGACGCGGAGCGGATGGCGCGGCAGCTCAAGGTCCTCACGGTCGAGCAGCTGCGCGAGCAGGCGAAGGCCGCCGGCCTGACGGGCGTGTCGAGGCTGCGGCGGGACGCCCTGGTGCGTCGGCTCGCGGCGGAATCCGAGGGTCCACGCGCGCGCGCCTGGCGCTACCTGTTCAGCACGATCGAACCGATGAAGGTGGCCACCGCCGCGGACGGCGCGGCGCTGGCGCTCGGTGTGGAGGCGCTCGTCGAGTACGTCGACGTGACGCGATCGATCGAGGAGCACGGCCGCTTCTGGAAGACCAGCGGCCGCTACGGCGAGCAGTTCAAGAAGCACCCGGGCATCGACGCCCAGGGCAAGGCGTGGAACCGCGTGATCGCGGTGCTCGACCGGTTCGGCGCCAACCCGGCGTACCGCGCGAAGGTGCAGATCGCCGCGAACGCCGCGGCGCAGGGCAGCCCGTGGGACGACCTCGACGGCCTCGGGATGGCCGCCAGTGAGTAGCGCGGTCGCGACGCGGAAGCCGGCCCCTCCGTCGACGTTCGCGGACATCGCGACGCAGTACGCGCGCGACGTGCACACCGGCCGCATCCCGGCGGCGATGCTCACCCGCCTGGCGGCCGAGCGTCACCTGGGGGACCTCGCACGGCAGGGCGCCGAGGCGTTCCCGTGGACGTACAGCGCGCGGCACGTGGAGCGGGTCTGTCGCTTCGCGGAGCTGATGCCTCACATCAAGGGGGAGTGGGCGAACCGCCGGGAGTTGATCCGGCTGGAGCCCTGGCAGGTGTTCGTCCTCGCGAGCATCTTCGGGTGGGTGCACCGCGACCACGGATACCGCCGGTTCCGGACGGCCTACATCGAGGTGCCGCGCAAGAACGCGAAGTCCACGCTGGGCGCGGTCATCGCGCTCTACATGCTCATCCTCGACGGCGAGGCGGGCGCCGAGTGCTACACCGCGGCGACCACACGCGACCAGGCGCGCGTCGTCTTCAACGACATGTGCGCGATGGTGCAGAAGACGCCGGAGCTGCGGAACCGCTACGGGGTCGTGGTCGAGAAGCACCAGATCCTCGTACCCGGCACGAACTCGGTAGCGAAGCCCATCACGCGCGAGCAGTCCGCGAACGAGGGTCTGAACGTCCACCTGGGCCTCTGCGACGAGCTGCACGCCCACAAGAGCCAGGACATCTACCAGGTGCTGGACCAGGGGAAGGGCGCGCGCCTGAACGCGCTGCTGCTCGCGATCACCACGGCGGGCAGCAACCTGGCCGGCATCTGCTACCAGATCCGGCAGATGGTCGTCGGCATCCTCAACAAGCTGATGCAGTCCGCGGACCTGGAGCGAGTGTTCGGGCTCATCTACACGATCGACGACGACGACGACCCGGGCGACCCGGTCTCGTGGCGGAAGGCTAACCCCAACCTCGGGGTCTCGGTGTACGAGTTCGACATGGTCGACGCACACGCGAAGGCGAAGGCGTCGCCGTCTCAGTGGAACGAGTTCCTGACGAAGCGCCTCAACCGGTGGGTGCACGCCGGCAAGCCGTACTTCGATGCGGTCGCCTGGCGGACGCGGTGCCTGTCGCAGGAGCTGGCCGAGTTCGGACGCGAGATCCCGGAGCGCTTCAACGGCCTGCGCTGCTTCATCGGCATCGACCTCGCGACGAGGCGCGACATCGCCTCGATGGTGGCCGTGTTCCCGGTGGAGGAGCCGGTCACTCGCGTGCGCGCTGAGTCCAGGGCCGCCGGCGAGGAGCCTGAGACCCGCACCGAGTACTACGTGTTCGGGAAGCATTACCTACCGGAAGCCACGGTCACGGCCTCCCGCAACGCCGCATACCCGGGGTGGGCGCACGACGGTTGGATTACCACGACCCCGGGGGAGACGACCGACTTTGGCTTCATCCGTCGCGACCTGCTGGACTGGCACTCCCGGTTTGAGGCGGTGGAGGTCCCGTACGACCCGCGGGAGGCGCGCCAGTTCGCGACGGAGAACCTCAACGACTACGGCGTGGAGATGGTCGAGTTCCGGCAAGGCTTCACCACGTTCAACGAGCCGATGAAGGCGGCCGACGCCGCGATCGTGGAGGGCCGGTTCCACCACAACGGTGACCCGGTGCTCGCGTGGGCGGTGGGGAACGTGGTCGCGAAGGTCGGATCGTACGACGACGTCATGCCGAAGAAGGACACGCCCGAGGCCATGATTGACCCGTTCGTCGCCACGCTGATGGCGTTCGGTCGGGCGATCGTCAGCACCCAGGAGCCGGTCGTGGAGTCCGTGTACGAGCACCGGGGAGTGAGGCGGCTGTGAACGTGGCGAAGCTGGTGGCGATCGTGGTCGCGATCGTGGGGGTGGGATGCCTGGCGGCCGTCGTGGCCGCGTCGCCGCCGTGGGCCGCGGCGTTGACGGTCGTCGGTGCGGGGCTGCTCGCCCTGGCCGCGACCGAGGTCGGCTAGGCCGTGGTGGCGGAGCCCACGCCGATCGACGGCGGGCGCGACCGGCGCGAGGTGGACGCCGTCACGCTGGACGACGGGTGGGTCGCCTGCACCTGCGGGTACCGGTTCGGGTTCCGGATCGCGGCAACGGGCGAGGGCGCCCGGGTGAAATGCGCCGGCCGCGGGTGCGGGCTGTGGGTGCGGCTCTCGCCTCCGCTCCGGGAGCGGGTCAGCCGGGTATTGACAAGGTGAGTAGGTCGGTGGTCAGATAGCCGTAACCGGTTAGCCGCCGCCACGCCGGGAGCAGGCCTCCCGCACGCGCAGCGCCCACGTCACCTCCAGGTGGAACTCGTGTGGTTGCCGCGCCCTTCTACGTCCAGCGTCCGCGTCGTCGCCCCGTCCTCCGCCGGCCGGAGTTCCTGGTGGGCCTGATCTCTCGCGCACTCACTCCGGCCGCCGCGGCCCCCGCGGTGGCGCTGGACACGCGCACGTCCGAGGGGATCGACGCGTTCCTGCGCGCCGGCGACCGCACGTGGTCAGGCGAGGAGATCTCCGAGGCGACGGCGCTGAAGGTGTCCGCGTTCGTCGCCGGCATCCGCTACGTCTCGGAGGACACGGGCAAGCTGCCCTGGCCGGTGTTCCGCCGCGGCCCGAACGAAGACCGCGAGCGCGCCACCGACTCCCCGTACTGGAACCTGCTGCACGACGAGCCGAACGGCTGGATGGACTCGTTCCAGTTCCGCGAGCTGGGCACGGCGATCGCGCTGCTGCGTGGTGACTTCGTCGCGATCAAGAACATCGCCACGCGGGCGGACCTCCGGTGGGACGGCGTCAAGCGCGGCGATGTGATCGAGCTGCTGCCGGTGAAGCCGTCGCACGTCCGCATCGACCAGGGCGACGACTACACGATCGAGTACCGCATCCAGATGGCGTCCGGCGAGACGAAGGTGTTCAAGGCGCGCGAGGTGTTCCACCTGCGCGGCTTCTCGCTGGACGGCGTCCACGGCCTCAGCATCCTGGCGCAGGCGCGCCAGGCGCTGGGGCTCACGGTCGCGATCCAGAAGCGCGGCGCGTCCGTCTTCAAGAACGGCGCGAACCCCGGCGGCGTGTACAAGCACCCGGGTGCCCTCTCGGAGCGCGCGTTCGAGCGGCTGAAGGAAGACATCGACGACCTGAAGGGTGAGGGCGCCGGCGGCGCGCTGATCCTCGAGGAGGGGATGGACTGGTCGCAGGTCGGCATGTCGAACGAGGACGCCCAGTACCTGGGCAGCCTGCAGTTCCAGATCGCCGAGTTCTGCCGGTTCATCCGGATCGCGCCGCACAAGCTCTTCGAGCTGACGCGGTCGACGAACAACAACATCGAGCACCAGAGCATCGAGTACGTGCAGGACACGCTGCTGACGTGGGGCACGCGCTGGGACAGCGCCGCCCGCCGGCAGGTGATCCCGCGCGGCAGCGGCCTCTACGCCGAGACCAACTACGACGCGCTCCTGCGCCCGACGACGAAGGACCGGAACGAGTCGTTCCGGGTGGCCTCCGGCCGTCCGTGGATGACGGGCAACGAGGTGCGCCGGGCGAACAACCTCCCGCGCATCGACGACGACCCCTCGATGGACACCGTGGTGCTGCCGAAGAACCTCGGCAACGAAGGCGGCGACGCGCGCCGCGAGCAGCAGGTGGACGACCCGGAGGCGAGCAATGCGGCCTAACCGAATCACCATCCCCGCCCCGCTCGCGGCCACGCTGACTGCGATCCGGGCCCGTGCCGCGCAGCGGGCGCTGGACGAGGGGCGCCAGGCCAAGCCCTGGTACCGCGTGGAGGCGAAGGCCGACGAGGCGGTCGTCTACATCTACGACGAGATCAGCTGGTTCGGCATCACCGCCGCGGACTTCGTGCGCGAGATCCAGGCGCTGGACGTGGCGCGCATCGTCGCGCACATCAACAGCCCTGGCGGGTTCGTGGACGACGGGATCGCGATCTACAACGGGCTGCGCGACCACCCGGCCGCGGTGAGCGTCGTCGTGGACGGCGGCGCGCAGTCGATCGCCTCGGTCATCGCGATGGCGGCCGACCCCGGCGAGCTCACGATGAACCGCTTCTCCAACCTGATGATCCACGACGCCGCGAGCATCCTGGACATCCTGGGCTACTTCCAGCCGGCCGACCTGCTGCAGGTCGAGCAGGACGTCCGGCAGATGCGGCTGGTGCTGGAGAAGTTCAGCGACCTGATCTCCGGTGTCTACGCCGAGCGCGCCGGCGGCACGCCCGCCCAGTGGCGCGAGGCGATGAAGGCCGAGACCTGGTACACGGCCGAGGAGGCGGTTGCCGCCGGCCTCGCAGACCGCGTCGCAGCCGGCGGCAACCAGGCGAAGGCATTCGCCGAGTCGCGGCTCTTCGACACCTTCCGCAACACACCAGAGCACCTTCAGCGGTCCGCACGTCGGGAAGACGGCGGCCGCCTCACGAAGCGTGAGGCCGAGCAGGCACTGCGGGACGCAGGCATGCCGGTCGCGGCCGCCCGGGCGCTGGTCGCCCAGGGCTGGAGCGGGATCGAGGGTGCAGCTCGGGACGAGCGCGCTGACGACCTCGCGGGATTCATCCTGAACCTGATCGACTGAGAGGCATGAACATGGACCCCGAGGAACTGAAGAAGGCGTTCGAGGCGTTCAAGACGCACAACGAGCAGCGGCTGGACGAGATCGCCCGGCAGGGCCAGGCGACCGCCGAGACGGTCGCCGCGGTCAACAAGGCGAGCGCGGACATCGACCGCATCCAGGCGAACTACGCGGCGCTCGAAGAGCGGCGCGCCGCCGACCGCGCGCTGATCGACGACCTGGAGATCCGGCTGAACCGCGAGAAGGCGGGCGGCCGTGGCCTGCGCCTGTCCGACGAGAAGGTCGAGCGGTACGCGCGGTGGCAGTCGGCCGTCCAGCGGACGGAAGTGGACCCGGCGCACCTCGACACGGCGTTCATCGACGCCTACAAGGCGGCGTTCGGCGACTACATCCGCCACGGCAAGGAAGGCGCCTCCAACGAGTCGCTGCAGGTCCTGAACGCCGCCACGGCGGGTGACAACCCGAGCGGCGGCTACTGGGTGGAGCCGGACACGGGTGGCCGCGTCATCGACTTCATGTACGAGACCTCCCCGATGTACCAGCTGGCGAGCCGCCAGACGATCTCGGGCGACCGCCTGCAGGGCAAGGTCACGCTGGGCGAGGCCGGCTACGGCTGGGTCGGTGAGACGGAAGCCCGCCCGACGACCTCGACGCCGGTCGTCGTCGAGTGGGAGGTCCCGAAGCGCGAGATCTACGCGAAGCCGGAAGCCACGCAGAACCTCATCGACGACGCGTCGATCGACATCGCCGGCTGGCTGGTGAACGGCGTACGCCGCACCTTCACGCGCGTGGCGAACACCGCGTTCGTGACGGGGAACACCCCGAAGCGGCCGCGGGGATTCACGACCTACACGGCTGGCACGCCCGGCGACACCGCCGCGACGTGGCAGTTCATCGAGCAGGTCGCGAGCGGCCACGCCACGGCGCTCACGGCCGACGGCCTCCTGGCGCTGGAGGGGTCGCTGAAGTCCGACTTCCTGCCGAACGCGCGGTTCGGCATGCGCCGCGCCACGCAGACGGTGCTGCGGCAGCTGAAGGACGGCAACGGCAACTACCTGCTGGTGCCGGACTTCGCGAACCCCGCGCGGAGCACGCTGCTCGGCTACCCGGTCGAGATCTTCGCGGACATGGCGGCGGTGGCCGCCGCGGCGCTGCCGATCGTCTTCGCGGACTTCGCGTCGGCCTACCAGGTGGTGGACGACCCGCGCGGCTTCCGCGTCCTGGTCGACCCGTTCAGCAACAAGCCGTACGTCCAGTACTACTCCACGCTTCGGGTCGGCGGCGACGTCGTCAACTTCGAGGCGCTCAAGCTCCAGGTGGTGAGCGCCTAGCGCTCGCCCGGCTGGCCGGGGGCATGGGCCCCTGACCAGCACCAAGCACGACGACCGAAGGGAAACCCCGACCGTGCAGAACTTCCTCAACGAGCACAAGGTGATCTCGGTGCTGAACCGGATGGCCGGCACCACTGCGACCACTATCCTCACCGACCCGATCGACATGAAGGGGTTCGACAGCGTCGCTGCGATCATCCTCTTCTCCAGCACGGCGCCGGCCTCGGCCGGCATCACCGCGCACTTCCAGCACGGCGAGACGACGACGGGCTTCGTCACCACCACGACGAACGTCACGTCGAACGGCCCGCTGGCGGCGAAGACCGCCGTCATCGACATCCAGAAGGTCAGCAAGCTGAAGGCGCGGTTCAAGCTGAACCCCGACCACACCGACGCGATCCCGATCGGCGGCGTGGTGGCGGTTCTCTACAACGCCGGCCAGCGACCGGTTGTCCAGTCGGACAACGTCGCGATCTCCGTGGAGAAGATCGACCCGACCTCCTAGCGAGGCGGGCGTGACATCCACTCCGAGCGCATAGCGCTACACCCGGCGGGGACAGCCATCCCCGCCGGGTGGCAGCAAAGGAGCAGAGGGAATGCCTGATCCGAGTTACCAGCCGAAGGTCTACCGGAAGCAGGGCGGCGACGCCCAGGTCATCGCCGCCGCCGGCGAGGTCGAGGTCCAGCAGGGCGGCAAGATCCGCGACGACCAGCCGGAGCAGTCCTCGCTGCCCTCGATCGTGTTCATGCACGACATCGCGGTGCCGCACAGCACGGCGGCGACGCCGCAGACCGTCAACCTCACGATCGAAGACCGCATGCAGATCGTGGACGTCCAGGTCCTGAAGACGGGCGGCGGCGCGAGCGGGACGACGGTCTCCACCGTCCAGGTGCAGACCAGCACGGGCGGCGCGATCACGAACGCCATCGACGCGAAGGTCGTCGACAAGACGGTCGTGCGCGCGGGCACCATCGACGACGCGCTGGCCGTCCGTGCCGCCGGCGGCGTGATCCGCGTGGTGCGATCCGGGTCGATCGGCGCCGGCGCTGGCGCCGTGGTGAGTTCCATCGTCCGCGTGTTCGGCGTGAAGCGGAGCACGTAAGGCGATGCACGAGGTGAAACGACGCATCGTCGCGATCTGCGGCACGGCCGGGTCCTCCCGTTCCGAGATCATGGCGCAGCCGCCCGAGGTCGAACTGTGGGGCCTCAACCTCTCGTACCACTGGATGCCCCGCTGGGACCGCTGGTTCGAGCTGCACGACCCCACGATCTACACGGGCGTCTTCTCGGAGGCGCACCGCACCTGGCTGCGCGAGATCGCCGGCGTGCCCGTCTACATGCAGCAGCGCCACGAGGACATCCCGAACTCGGTCGCGTTCCCGGCTGACGCGGTCACGGAGGGCGGCGCTCTGCGTCCGTACCTCACGAGCAGCATCGCCTACATGCTGGCGCTGGCCGTGCACGAGGGCGTGGACGAGATCCGGCTGCTGGGCGCCAACATGGCGACCGGGAGCGAGTACGCCTACCAGCGCGCCGCGTGCGAGTACTGGATCGGCGTCGCGGAGGCCCGTGGGATCCGCGTGTACCTCCCCGCGAACTGCCCGCTGACGAAGGGCCCCCGCTACGGCGCCGTGGGCGCGAGCGCCGACCTGGTCCGCGGCATCGTCGACGTCCGCGAGGCGGTGAAGCTGCAGATCGACCAGACGTACCAGGGGCTCGTGGAGGCCGTCCGCGCCTCGCTGGAGCGTGGGTCAAACGTGGACCTGCGCGAAGAGCTGCGGAAGGTGGACCTGACGATCGCGGGCTGCACGGGCGGCCTGCAGGTACTGGACAAGCTCACGGAGGGGCAGGTCGCGCTGACGGTCGACCAGGCCGGGCTGATGGCGGTCGAGCAGATCGAAGGTGCCGCGTGACGGATGTGATCGCCATCATCCCCGCGCGCGGCGGCAGCAAGGGCATCCCGCACAAGAACCTCGCGCTGTGCGGCGGACGGCCGCTCGTCGACTGGACCGTCCAGGCGGCCGAGGACTCGCAGCGCGTCACGGACGCGATCCTGTCGTCGGACGCCCGCGACATCCTCGCGCGGGCTGGTGGCTCGCGCTGTGTCCGGGCGTCGATCCGGCCCGCACACCTGGCAGGTGACGACGTCTCCACGGAGGCGGTGCTGGACTACCACCTGCGGATGCACGGCGGAGCGGACATCGTCGTGCTTCTGCAGCCGACGTCGCCGCTGCGGACGGGCGAGCACATCGACGAGGCGATCGCGCTCCTCGAGCGCGAGGGCGCGGACAGCGTCGTCTCGGTCGTGCCGTCGCACTCCTTCCTGTGGGACGCCTCGGGCGCGCCGCTGTACGGCGAGCGCCGCCGGCGCCAGGAGATGCGCCAGTACGAGGAGAACGGCGCGATCTACGTGTTCACGATGGAGCACTGGCGCCGCACCGGGAACCGCCTGGGCGGGCGCATCGCGCTCTACGAGATGGGCGAGGAGCACCGCGTCCAGATCGACACCCCGATGGACCTCGGGATCGTGTCGATGCTCCTCGAGCGGACGGCGGTGAGCGCGTGAAGTACTGCTACGACCTGGACGGCACCATCTGCACGCAGGAGACGGACTACGCCGAGGCGCTCCCGATCGCGGCGACGGTGGACCGCATCCGCGCGCTGCACGCCGAGGGCCACACGATCATCGTCGCCACCGCGCGAGGCTCGGAGACGGGCATCGACTGGCGCGCGGTCACGGCCGCGCAGCTCGAGGCGTGGGGCGTCCC